AGGCGAAGTGGTCGCAGGACGAGGAGAAGAAGCCCGTCAACCAGGACGCCGTTGTCATTCCGTACTACTGGATGGGCAACATGGTCTGCTCCAACCGTTCGCTGCAGGGTGTCCTGCTCGACGCAGCCTAAGGAGATCTGACCATGACTGCTTTTGTAGGTGCACAGCTCGACCAGACCTATACCGCCGCCGACCTCACCGGCATCAACAGCGGCAAGGTCCCTGGCATCGGCGATATCTACGTCTCTCACGACAACAAGCGCTATCGCTTCGTGCGGTATCTTGGCGGCGCGGGCGCAATCGCTGCGGTGGCCGGCAACTCTGTCGGCTTCTATGCCCCTGCCGGTGTTTCGACGGGCGTCACCAACGACGTCACGTCCGACGTCTCGGACACGAACGCGGCTCTTGCCGGCGTGCTCCTGTCCGCTCCGGCATCTGGCGAATATTGCTGGATCCAGATCGGTGGTGTCGTGACCATGAACCTCGCGCTCGTCTCCGGTGCTGACGGCAACGCCCTGACGCTTTCGACGACCACGGACGGTTCGCTGAAGGTTGCCGGCGCGGTGACGGACTCCGGCGGTGCGGTGGCGATCGACGCTTCGGCGAAGATTGTCATGCTGAACTGCCCGTACTGATCGGGCGACGAGCTACGAATAGAGGGGCGGTTTTACCGCCTTTCTTTAACTTTTTTCACCTTCCAGAAAGAGAGAAACGACAATGGCCGACGAAACTCGCCCGCTTGTTATCATCCTGGGTTTTCACCAGACGTTTGAGCGCGTTCCTGTCAAGGGAGACGAACTGCATGACGACGTCGATGCCCGCGGCTTCAAACTCGACGAAAAAGGCAAGCGCGTGCTTGAGGCGGTCGAGGTCGATTGGGTGACCTATGCACCTGCTCATTCTCCGATGGGCGCGAACACGACCGAACGGATTCGCCACCTGCGGCCGACGCAGGAAATTATCGAAGGCGAGAACGCTGAGAAGACCCGCTTCATGCTTGCGCGTTGGTCTGCGATCGAGCCCGCCTATGAAGCATGGCGCAAGGGCCATGAATTGCCAATCAATGGCACGCCGCTGGCTCATTGGCCGGGTGTGTCGGCGGCAATGGCTGCCGAGCTGCGCAAGTACAACATTCTCACGGTCGAGAATGTCCGCGACCTGGCCGAAACGCAGCTTGAGCGCATTCGCCTCCCAAACATGCGTGAGCTGCGCAACTCTGCAAAGGCCTTCCTTGACAACATGCGTAACGCCGAGGCTGCCGAACGCGAGGTCGAGCGCGACAACGAGGTGGCCAATCTTCGGCTACTGCTTGAAGAGCAGAGCGAAAAGCTGGCCGCTGCGATGGCTCTCCTCGAGGAGCAGACCAACCCGACCTCCGCCATTCCCGAGAACGACATTGAAGCGCTTCGCGCTCAGCTCGATGCCAAGGGTGTGAAATACCACCACAAGGCCGGCGCTGACACGCTCCGTGCCTTGCTGCAGGAAGCCGCCTGATGACGATCCTGTCAGTCGTTCAAAACGTCTGTCTCGCTGTCGGGCTGCCGAAGCCGGATGCCGTCATGTCTTCGACGGATCGCGAGATGCTGGAGCTCGTTCGCCTTGCCGGTGACGTGGCGAAGGATATCCGTGACGTGGAGTTCGACTGGCAGGCTCTTCAGGTCATCAAGACCTTCAACGGCGATGGTGTCTCGGCTGCGTTCGACCTTCCGACCGACTATGCCCGGATGAAGAAGAAGGCAACGCTCTGGTCGAGCCGTTGGCTCTGGGGTATGGAGCACATCACCGATACCGACGAATGGCTGGAGCTGCTGACGCTGCCGTATGTGGCCGTATCGGGACAGTGGATCATCTACGGCGACCAGCTTCACATACTGCCAGTGCTCGAAGCGGCTGATACGCTGAAATTCATCTATATCAGCAATTTGATCGTGAAGCCTGCCAGCGGATCGAACAAGGCAGAGTTCGAGACCGACACAGACACGTTCCGGCTTTCCGAACGAGCTTTAGAGCTCGGCATCATCTATCGATACCGCGACCAGAAGGGTGTCGCATCGGATGATGACCAGGATGCCTACGACCACGCCGTCTATACCGCAATGAACAACGACAAGGGTTCAAAGCCAGTTGTCAGCGGCAATCCTCGCCGCACCTTCAGCAATGTTCAACGGGCGTTCCCGTTCAAGGTCACTCCCTGATGGTCTACGCGCGAAAACAGCGGACGAAGCCGCGTCGCAGGGCGGAATCGTCGGCCTACACATTTCAGGCGCCTATTCGCGGCGTCGTGCTGAACGAGCCGCTCGGCAATTCCAAGCCAGGCGGGGCGCGGATACTGGAGAATTTCTTCCCGACCACCACAGGCGCCAGGACGCGCGGCGGCAGTCGGAAGGTTGCGACGATCGGAACAGAGCCTGTGCGGCGCATGTGGGCCTTCAAGAGTGGCAGCGCCGAAGAGTTCTTCGCGTCCGACGAAGAGAACATCTTCAATATCACGTCGGTGGCCGACCCTGACGTTCCGCCGGTTCCGGTCGTCACGGGCCAGTCGGAAGGTTATTACTCAGTCGCTCAATTCGGCACCGCCGGCGGAAACTACCTCTATGCCGTGAACGGCGCCGACGATGCCCAGCTCTACGACGGGCTGACGTGGAAACCGATCAATACGCTCTCGACACCAGCATTCACTGGCGTAGCAACTGCCGCGCTATCGTTTGTCTGGTCCTTTGCCAGCCGTCTTTTCTTCGTCGAGAAGAACACCATGAACGTCTGGTTTCTCCCGGTCGATAGCATTGGCGGGGCGGCCTCGGTTTTCTCGCTTGCGGGCGTGTTCCAGGAGGGCGGCTCTGTCCTGGCCGGCGGCAAGTGGTCACTGGACTCCGGCGACGGTCTCGATGACAAGATCCTGTTTATCTCGACCGAGGGCGAAGTCGCCGTATTTCAGGGCCTGTTTCCAGGCGATGCCAGTTGGAACAAGGTCGGTGTCTACAAGATCACGCCTCCGGTCGGTCCGAATGCGACCATGTCGGCAGGCGGTGATTTCCTGGTCGGAACGCAGGACGGCATCGTTCCGATTTCCGAGGCGGTGAACAAGGACGCAGCCGCGCTGTCACTTTCGGCTGTAACCCGAAAGATCGAGTCCGAGTGGAAGAAGCAGGTTCCGCAGCGAGCGACGCTGCCGTGGGAGATCCTGAAGTGGCCGACCAACAACATGATGGTCGTGTCCCTGCCTGGCGCTGACGACGGCATCCCGACGCTATGCTTTGCCGCAAACTTGCAGACAGGTGCCTGGGGCTTCTTCACTGGCTGGGATGCGCAGTGCATGGCTCTGTTCGGTGGCGACGGTTATTTCGGGACGAGCACCGGCACGATCCACCGCATGGAAGACGGCGGTAGCGATGACGGCATGCCCTATACGTGCACCTATGTCGCGTTGCCCGATCAGATGCGCCGGCCCGGTGCTTTCAAGATTGTCCATTCGGCGAGGGCAACGTTCAATTCGAACATTCCTTTCGTGCCGAAGATTTCCGCGTCTATGGATTATCGGGTCGATCTCCCGGCGGCCCCACCATCCGCGTCCGATTTGAATAGCAGCCTGTGGGATGTTGGCCTTTGGGATGTTGCCGTCTGGGACGCAGGGACTGTCAGCGAGGTATCAACCCGTTGGGTTTCCATTGGAAACTCCGGGTATGCCGTTTCTCCCCAGATCCAGATCACGTGCGGGACGGGTATCAAGCCAATGACCGAGCTTATCCAGCTCGACGCGATCTATGAGCTCGGGAAGGTGATGGTGTGATTACCTGGGCTGTCGCGAAGCGCGATGAAATCGGCCTGCTTTCGAAATGGGTTGCGGATCAGATCTGGCCGGGACAGGGGCGCGATTTCGGAAACTGCCAGGGGCTGGCGGTGATCGACGGCGACATGCTTATAGGCGGGGCGATCTACCATAATTTCGAGCCGGAAGCGGGCGTCGTCGAGATATCGGCGGCATCTACTTCAAAGCGGTGGCTCACGAAGGAAACACTGCGAGTGCTGTTCCAGATACCGTTCAGGGACTGGAAGTGTCAGGCAGTCGTCTTGCGTGTCTCCGACCATGACGAGGCTCTGCATAGCATCCTCTATCGCTACGGCTTTGAGCGCCACCGCATCCCGCGCCTTCGTGGCCGGGACCAGGCCGAAAACGTGTTTGTACTGACCGACGATGCATGGGCCGGCAATAAGTTTAATCGAAAGAACGAGGTGCATTGATGGGCAAGCCGAAGGCGCCAAAGGCTCCAGACCCGAAAGAGACGGCTGCCGCCCAGACCGGCACCAATGTTTCGACGGCGCTGGCGAACGCTCAGCTGCAGAACGTCAATCAGTATGGGCCTGACGGATCGGTTACGTATTCGACGGATGGCTATACGACGATCACCGACCCGACGAGCGGCGCAACCTATCAGATCCCGCGCTATACACAGACGACGTCGCTCTCTGCAGCTCAGCAGGCAATCAAGAACAAGAACGATGCGGCAAGCATAAATCTAGCAGATATCGCCAACAATCAGTCGACGTTCCTGAAAGATTATCTTTCGAAGCCCGTCGACTTATCGAATGATGCCACAGAAGCCCGGCTTATCGAGCTTGGCCGGAAGCGGCTTGATCCGATGCTCGCCGATCGCGATGAAGCGTTGAGGGCGCGCCTCGCCAATCAGGGGGTCAAAGCCGGCTCCGACGCGTACGGGAAAGAGCTTTCCACGGCTCAGCAGTCGGACAACGACGCCCTGACGTCCCTGATCCTAAATGGGCACCAGCAGGCCGTCCAGGAGGCGCTGACGCAGCGCAATCAGCCAATCAACGAGATTATCGGCCTCCTCGGCGGCACACAGGTCGGCGTTCCGCAGTTCGGTGCATCCCCCAACCAGCCCAGCTTGCCGACCGTCGATTATGCAGGGCTGGTCCAGTCGAATTACCAGAACCAGATGGGCGCCTATAACTCGCAGGTGGCGCAGCGCAACAACATCTTTGGCGGCCTGTTCGGTGCCGGTGCCGCACTGCTCGGCAACCCGGCGCTCTCCGATCGCCGGGCCAAGAAGGACATCAAGCCTGTGGGCCGTCTGATGGGACACAAGATCTATGAATACCGGTATCGCGGCAAGTTCGACGATGGCCAGAAGCATGTCGGCGTCATGGCGCAGGAGGCCGAAAAGACGCGGCCCGATGCGGTAACCACCCGCCCGGACGGACTGAAGCAGGTCAATTACGGCAAGCTCTTCGAGATTGGTGAAAGGATGGCAGTATAATGGCTGGATTTCTGTTCGGCGGAAGCACCGGCGAAACGTCCGAATCCCTCGCTCGAAAGCGTGCCGTGGCGGAAGCCCTGCTCGCCAATGCCAATAGCCGCATGCCCCAGAGCATCGGTGAAGGCATTTCGTCGGTTGCTCAGGCCCTCTCCGGCCGGCTCGGCCTGAACGCCCTGCAGAAGCAGCAGGAAGCGGGAAGCGCGGCGCTTGATGCAAAGATCAAGAGCTACTGGGGCGGAGGCGCCGGTGGCGGCTCCATCCCGTCTCCCGATGCCGCTGCCGAAGTCGGCGCCGTCGATCCGGGCAAGGTCGATATGACCGGAAACCAAGTTTACAGCGACTTCATCAACACCGTGAAGACCGGGGTAAATAATCCTTATGCTCTCGCTGCCATTGCCGCGACTGGCAAGGCCGAAAGCGGGTTCTCTCCGGGCAATGTGAGCCGGACGTGGGACGATCCGAGCGAAAGCGGCCAACCGGGCAGGGCAGGTGGCATCATGTCGTGGCGCGGCCCTCGCTATGAAGCTTTGGCTGCAACCGGTGACCTTTCTCCCGCGGGACAGGCCAAGTTCTTCCTTCAGGAAGATCCGAACCTGATCGCAAGCCTGAACAACGCGAAGAGCGTGGAAGAGGCCCAGAGCCTCATGAACCGAGCATGGGCGTTCAGGGGATATGACAAACCCGGTGGTGAAGCAGCTCGCCGCCTGAGCCTCGCAACAGGCTTTCTGCCCGAGTTCCAGGGGCAAGGCGGTGGTACCCAGGTGGCGAGCCTCGATCTCGCTGCAGGGATGCCAGCGCCTGATGCTTCCGCCGCGATAGCTGCAACCGCACCCGGCTCTGGCTATGTCGATCCCAAGGTCACGACGGATTACCGCAAGCCATCCCCGGAAGTCGTGGCCGCCCTCGGGACTGGCAACAGCCCTGCACCTTCCCAGCCATCGCCCGTTGCCGCGGCTCTCGCGGGCCAGCCAGCAGCAAATGGCCAGCCGTTGCCGCCGCTTCCAAGCGCCACAGTCGGTCCTGCACCGACCGTTGCCGGCGTTCCCGATCAGAAGAACACGCGCGTTGCCCAGGCTTTGACAGGGCAAACCCCGCCTGTGCCCGGTGCGGTCGATCCACGTTATCTTGAGATCCTCTCCGACCCTTACATTACGCCCGGGCAGGCGGCAGTCGTTCGTTCGATGATGCAGCAAGACCAGGCGCGCCAGCAGGCGACGTATGAAGCTTGGGTGAAGCAGAACGATCCGGCTTATCAGCTCGGCCTGCGGAAGACGCAAGCGGAGCTCGACAATCTGGAGCATCCGAAGATTTCTCCGGCTGATCAGGCCAACATCGACCTCAACCGCGAGAAGCTCAAAACCGAGCAGGAAAATCGGAAGACGCTGTCTGCGGCGGAACAAGCCGACGCCGATGCGCAGAATGCTCGCCTCAAGCTCGATCGGGACAAATTCGATCGGGAGATGCAGCAGGGTCAGTGGGAAAAGATGACCGACGGCCGGCTGTACAACAAGAACACCGGTGAATTCCGTGATGCGCCGCCGGCTGTTCCTGGAAGCATTCCGCCGAAGTTCGACGACATCTCCAGCCTGCGCAAGGAGATCCAGCAGCTTCCGAGCTACAAAAACCTGTCGCAGGCGCTGCCGATCTACAAATCAATGGCGGAGACTGCCGGCCGAAACACCAAGGCTTCCGACCTGAACCTCGTCTATGGCCTCGGAAAGATCATGGACCCGACTTCAGTCGTCCGCGAGGGCGAAATGGTTATGGTCAAGAACACGGCTTCCCTACCTGACTGGTTCCAGGGCGCCATTGCATCGCTGAACGGTGGGGCGGCACTCACGCCTGAAACCCGTGAAGCGATCATGAAGGAAGCCTATGGCCGTGTGCAGGGCTACGACAGCGCCTTCAAGCAGGACACGACGCAGTATCAAGGCATCGTCGAGCGCAACAAATTCAATCCGGCCGACGTCATCCCGGATTTCGGGACATATGCTCCCTGGAACCCGGCTCCTGCGGGCGGCCCGGCCGCTGATATGCCGCCGCCACCCGCTGGCGTCGATCCCGAAGATTGGAAATTCCTTACTCCCGAGCAGAGGCGTCTATGGCAGAACTGACGATCGATCAGCAGCAGGCTATCGCGATGGCCCAGGCCAAACGTCTCCGCGCCGCTGCGGAGGCGAAGAACGCTGCTCCACCGGCTGACGATGGCCTTTCCATCGCGCGCACCGCAACGGGCGGTCTCATCGAAGGCATTCCGATCGTCGGTCCGATCATCCGTGGCGGTGTCGATCGAGCAGCGGCGGCGACCATTGCCGGCCTGACGGATGAAACCTACGACAGCGCCTTGAAGCGTATTCAGGAAGGCACTGAGGCGGAGAAGGAAGCGAACCCGAAAACCAATATGGCCGCGCAGATCACCGGCGGCGTCGCTGGTACTGTGCCGATGATCATGGCCGCTCCGGCTGCCTTCGGCGCGGGTGGGGGAAACCTTCTTGTGCGATCGGGCATATCGGCTGCTACGGGTGCGGGTATCGGGGCAACGGATGCTGGCGTACGCTCCGGTGGCGATCCTGAAAAGATCAAGGAAGGGATTTACTGGGGCGGCGGCACGGGCCTACTGGGGCCGGCTGTTGGCGCAGCTGTCGGCAAGGGTGTTAAGTCCCTGATCGATGCCGGCCGCAATCTTCGCGTTGCTCGTATGTCCGGGATGCAGCCTCAGGCGCTGAAGTATCTGACGCGCGCCGTAACCGATGACGGGCTCGATGCGACCGGCCTTCAGTCGCGGCTCGCCGAGATGGGCCCTGATGCGATGCTTGCCGACGTGGGTCCGAACCTTCAGAAGCAGGCCGGCGCTATCGCAGCAACACCTGGCAGGGGCCAAGAAATTGTCCGATCCGCGCTCGCAGACCGTGCCGCTGGCGCAAACAGCCGCATCAATGCGACGATCGACGAGAACTTCGGTCCTGCCCGGGTGCCATCTGCTCTCGACGCGGAGGCTGCGGGCAATCAGCTCGGGCTAAGCCCTGCCTATCGACAGGCTTTCGACCAAGCTCGCCCCTATGACGTCGGACCGATCGCCAGCGACCTCGAACGGCAGATCAACGTTCTTCGAGGAGATCCACAACGCGCTCTTCAGCGTGTTCGCGGGATGCTCGATATCCACGGCTCAAACGTGCTCGACACGAACCCGGTGACGATGTTCAACACGCGCCAGGCGATCGACGGCATGTTGAAGACTGAAGCCGACCCTAAGGTTATCGCAGCGCTCACGGATGCCCGCCAGATGATCGACGACGGCCTGACACGAGCTGTTCCTCAGATCAAGGAGGCGGACGCCGCATTCGCTGAACTCGCTCGCCAACGCGAGGCCGTGACAAGAGGCCAGCAAGTCTTGGACAGCGGCAGGACTGCGCCGCGCCCTCAGGAACTCGCACAGGAGGTCCAGGAAGGCGCTTTGCCTCAGGGGATGCAGGTCGGACCGTCCGCGGTGCCTCTCCGCCTCTCGCAGGGCGCACGGGCGGAAATTGAGCGTATCGTAGGGACCAACTCGAACGATATCACTGCGATGAACCGGTTGATCAAGGGCGAGGGTGATTGGAACCGCGATCGGCTAGCGACCCTGTTCGGTCCCGAGAAGGCCGATCGGGTATTCAAGGTTCTCGAGAACGAGCGGGTCTTTGCCGACACGAACAATGTAGTTACCCGGAACTCCGAAAGTGCTGCCCGTATCGCGGCTCAGAACGAGCTTGGCGGCGCTGGCGGTGGCGGCTTCGGGCTGAAGGAATCGTTCAAGGCAGGCGGCGTCCGTGGCGCTGCCCGTTCTTTTGCCTTGGATAAGGCTGAGGGTGTCGCCAGAGCGCTTTTGCCGGACACTGAAGGCGCAGCGCGTGAAAGCCTTGCAAAGGCGCTCGTAGGCAAGAACAGCGATAGCGTGGTGAATGCGTTGATGGCTGTGACGGCGCCGAGCCGAGCCGCAGCGTTAGCGAGCCCGGTCGTCAAAGCTCTGTTGCTTGCCAGCGGCGCCGCGGGGTCGCGATGACGGGTCGATCCAGCAGATAAAGAGGTAGGCGACGATCACGAAGCCTGCACCAAACAGCGCGCCGTCGACAAATCCTGGACCACCCCAATGAGCAGCTAACAGCAGGAACCTGCCGATCGCAAAAAGGATCGCTGCGGTGATCACGATGCAGGTAATTTGGACGATGCGGAGCGCCATTAGCCGACCTTGTTGGTAGGCGGCGAAGATAAGCGAAATCAGAACGGTTTGAAAGGGCTCCTCTTCTGGGGCCTTTTTGCATTGAAGGAACACCAGATGCCCCGGAACGGACAAGGCCAGTATTCCAAGCCGCCGAACACGACGGCGCAATCGAACACTCAGATCAAAAGCGCCGTGTTCAACTCGGTGGTTGATGATCTGGTCGTAGATGCGAACACCGCTCGCCCTGTAACCGCCGGCGGCACTGGGGGCGTCACAGTAGCCGATGCGCAGGCGAACCTTTCCGTCGTCGGTTATAATGACCAGCCGTTGACTGCCTCGCAACAGGCGCAGGCCCGCGACAACATTTCAGCGCCACTCTCTGGCCATCTCTTCGGCTTGACGCTTTCGAACAACGTTACTGACCCAACGAACGATATCGATATAGCTGCAGGCAGCGCGGCAAGTACTGAGATCGACCCGGTTCTTATGGTGCTTGCGTCTGCAATGACAAAGCGCCTTGACGCAGCGTGGGCGGTCGGTTCCGGCAACGGCGGCCTCGATGCCGGCTCAATCGCCAATGCGACCTATCATTTGTGGCTCATCCAGCGGTCGGACACGGGCGTTGTCGACGTCTTGTTCTCGACCTCTGCAACCTCCCCGACGATGCCGACGAACTACGATCGAAAGCGGCGGGTTGGTTCTGTGGTCCGATTGGGCGGGACGATCCTGGCATTCCGGCAGAACGGAAATCGCTTTATGCTCGGAACGGTTCAGCCAATCTACACTGGGGTCGGCAACGTGACGAACGCGCAGTTAGCCACGTTCGGTCCGTTCGGCGTTCGCTTTCGTCCGATCCTACAGCTGGCGCTTGCCTCTAACGCTAACTCTCTTGCCGCTGTGCAAATGGGAGACGGTGACCTTTCGTCCATCTCGTCCAATGTCCAAACAATCGGTGGGACAAGCTCAGCAAACAACACCGCAATCATTGACGAGTTTTATACGGACACATCAGGTCGGATACGTCACAGCGTGATCATCTCAGCGGGGTCACTATCGAGTTACTCAGTCTTCAGCATCGGGTGGTTGGACGATAGGGGGATGGCGGCATGACGGTTTTTGTCTCTCGCGGGCCAGACGGAGAGATTGCTGGCGTCTATGCATTCCTTTGCCCCAACGTTGCCGAAGAGGAATTGACGGACGACGACGCCGAGCTCACGGCATTCAGAAACCCTCCGCCTGGTCCTGTTGAAAGCGTCTCCTCTCGCCAATTCAAACTCCAGCTGCTGGCGGCAGGTCTCCTCGATGCCGTCGATGCATGGGTGGGCCAGCAGCCGCGAGACGTGCAAATCGCCTACGAATATTCCGGCACCTTCGTGAAAGACAGCCCGATGATGACCGAAGGTTTTGCGGCCATGGGCTTTTCCGGGCCGCAGATCGACGCGTTCTTCGATGCGGCCGCACAGCTATGATGTCCACGATTGGCCTGGTAACTCACCTCCGTCTATACTACTCAGTAGTAAAGGCGTCAGGGCTAGAGCAACGTTTCTTCTGCCAGCCACCAGACTGGAAGAATCGCCAGTGCTATGGCAGCTAGCCAGACCGATGCGAACTTGATCAGATGAAGCCGTCTCGCTTTCGCTTCGTTCAACTCATAGTACATCGCCAACTCCTCACTGTAGGCCTTTAAACAAAAGCATCCATTCAGCAGCTAGTCGAGTGCGGAATTGCAACACGTGAGCATGATGTGGCGACATGGCTAGAGCCGCATTGATGCGCGATATTCCTAGCGATAAACGGAACTCTCATGAGTGGTCATGAGAACACCCCCTTATACCCACTGTGGAGTAAGGCGCCGGCCCCGCATCATCCAGACGACCGCTGGGTGTGAGGTTAGCTGGTCGCAGAGCGGAGCCGGCGCGGGAATATGATCCGGAGCGGCGCTCACGGACAAGTCGCCCATCGGGCTTAACCCCACCGCCCCATCATCTGCCGGCGCGGCGCCATCCAGCCGCGCGGGCTTCCTGCTCGGAGCAAAACCACCGCTCTCCGTATTCAGGTCGGATGATGGTATCGTCGTAATATTCCTGGCCTTGGACGTGATAGATTTTCGCGCCGGAGCCGATCGAGATGTTGCCTTTGATATCGCACGCCGGGTCGTAAAGTGATCGCGGCAGGAGTGTATAGCCGCCCGCGCCCAAGAACGAAGCGGCTGAAGAAAGCAGGACGATAACCGAGAACTTGCTCATAGCGCTTGCATACAAGGAATAATTGTAAGTTTGGTTTTCGCGATATCTAAAATTCTAGCTACTCCCCACCGCCCCATCATCGTCTGCGGCTGAGGCGTCGGCTGGCGATGCCATAGAGGATTAGCAGAGAAAACGACGCCATCCACCCGCACCACATGCTAGCCAACCAGGCGGCCGCGAAATCCAAAGGACCGAACAAGATTACACCGACCTCACACTTTGTATTTGAACATTGTGAAGGCGCGAACGCCAAGGCGTAAGTTCCGATCGCTCCGACCGCTAAGCAGCCGATTGCTGCCAGGAACGATTGCATATCTGAATATTCTGGATTGCCGATTTCGACACGTTGTCTTCTGATCAGCGTTAAGCTCCAGAACACAGTAGGAACTACGGTTCCTGTCGCCGCCAGGGTCATCGACAACGGCGTTCGGCTGAAGAGCATTGGGACTATATTGCCGTATAGATACGAGAGGACGAAGATACTTGTCATTGGTGCAAGCATCCATCCTTTCGGCTTGTCTTTCTCGCGAAGCCAAGCCCATACGGAGCCGATGGCGAAAAGCAGAGGCACTGGTGGAAAATGCCAACTTAGGGCAATCACTTAAAACCGATCCCGATAACGCAATAGACTCCAATTTGTATGACAACTTGTAACCACAGGCTAGCCCGCACCACCCCATCATCGAACGACGTTGAGCGGGTCGTCACATTTCTGAAACGACCCGCAGACGCGGAAATCAAATTGGTTCTGCCTTCCTTCACAAAATACAACGGCATCATCTTTACAAAGCGTGCCTTTCGCACTCTCGTTGTGAATGGCCACAAAAATATGCGACGCGGACGTCATTTGGATTTTTGACCTCTTTCACAGTTTGGGCAGGCAAACGTTTCGATCTCCGCGCCGATCTGGTTTAGGTCTGGTGGTCCATACGACCGACGCTTTCTGGACTTTCCATTGCGAAGGCGACGTCTTGATCCAAGCTTACAGATTGATATACGCCGCCCTTTTTCAAAATCGCCCACACGGTTCGCGCAGTTTTATTGGCGACGGCGACGGC